GCAGATGGCGCTTCAGGTTCTGTTGAATACGCAACATTAGGTAAGTCATTCGCTTTACAAAAAGTTACAGTAGACAAAGAGTGTTGGGTTAGAGTATATTCTGACACAGCAGCAAGAACAGCAGATGCAGGTAGAAGCCAAGGAACAGACCCTTCAGATGGTTCTGGTGTTATTGCAGAATTTATTGCAACAGCTTCAGGCACAACAACATTTAAAATAACCCCATCAATTATGGGTTGGTTAGATAATTCAGAAACTGAAGTTCCAGTAGCAATTCAAAATAATTCAGGAAGTGCAGGTACAGTTACAGTCACTATCGACGCATTAAAATTAGAGAGCTAATTAAATGTCTAAACGCATTCACAATTTAATCCTACAACCAGGAACAGATGAAGCTTCATTCTTAGCTAATGAAGCAGCTGGTATGGAAGTTCATTGTAACTTTGATATGTGGGATGGTATTATTGCCATGAAACTCACAGATGAAGAATGCGCTCAATTACTTGAAAGCGATAAAGTAATTGAATGTGGCCCAGAAAGAGATGTTGTAGATTTAGTATCATATCCAACATCCACACCAAGATACGAAAGTAATACAGTATCATATAGAACAAGATATATTCCAAGCAGCGGTAATGGCGCTGACCATACTGGCTTAAATATGTTTTTTACAAGTGAATTTGACCCGGCTGATGGCACACAACCTTTTGGCTTTTTTCAGGGTTCTGAATATCAATTTGATGACACAGTTAAAAGTAATTTTTTAGGAGAATATGTAGATATTGTTGCTATTGAAGCAGGTAGCCCGGCTTCAGGTAATGCTGGTCACGAAGACCATGTAGATTTTGAAGAATGGGATTCTACTGATTCTAAATTTATTCCTATGGATTGGAGCGAAACTTCTGGTTCGATGACTTCAGCTCGTAATAATCAAGTTACGAATAATAATACTAATTGGTTTAGTTCTCATGCAATTGGAGTATTAAGCGCAGCAGGTGGTAAACATTGTGGTTGGGGTAAAAAATCTACATTAAGAGTTATGTATCTTAGTGATGGTGTTACTACTGCTTATTATACAGCATTGCAATGGCATAATAGTAAACCTGTAAATCCAGCAACTGGCGTTCGTAATGCAACAGTTGTAACTGGAGCATGGGGATATTCTGGAGTTGAACACGAAAAATTCTATCCAATGGATAGCATCAATCAAATTGTAGCTTATGACGAAGATGGTAATTCAACAACAATAAATCGTGGTGATGTTCAAGCAGCAACTTGGAATATCACAATGACAGCTTCAGGTGCAAGCGCATACGAAGTTACTGGTGAAGATAGAGTTTACGAAGGAATATCTGCAAACTCTGCTATTAATAATAGAGGAATTGTATGTAATCCAGGAGATACTGTGATTATTGACAACCAAGCTTCTGGTGGACATCCATTGTATGTCAGAACTACTGGAGGTAGTAATGTTCCAGGAGTAAGTGGTCAAGGAACAAGTACAGTCACATTTACAATGCCAGACGCTACAACTAATTATGATTATGTTTGTGATTTCCATCCAGCTATGACTGGTAATATTTCGTGTATAAAAGACACAAGCTCTTGGCAAGGAGATTATAGAGCATTTGTAGATAACTTAATTATTCCAAGAGTTATTGAAGACCCTGCAGATAGTACTGATAAATGGATGATTTCTGTTCCTGACCAAACAAGATATTCTGCATTTGATACAGTTATGTCTCAATTTAATAACTATAATGGAATTTATCATTTTAAAAGTGCAGGTAATAACGCGCACGTTGCTGTAAATCCAGATGACTCACGATGGAATAATACAATAAGAGTTGACAGCGGTGCTACTTACGTAACAAATACTTTAGATGGTGATGGCCGAAATCAATTTACTAGTTCAACACAAGGCTCACAATCAAGCTATTATATTTTAAGGTCAGAAATTGACGGTGGAGACAATCAGTTTACAATTGCTGCGTGTCAACAAGACGACGTTAATAGATTAATGGACGATTACAGTAGTAGAGGTCCTATGATTGATTTTGCATCTTATGGTGCATATACATGGACAAGCTATCCAACATCTACATATAGTGATGGAAAGTGGGGTTATTTTAGTGGTACAAGTTGTGCAGCACCAGTTGCAGCAGGTTGTGCGACTGTATTTTTAGATTGGTATTTTGTACAACGCGGAGTTTATCCAAGCATTGCAGAATTAAAAGCATTAATGATAAAATCAGCAAAAGAAAATTTAATTGGTGAAGAAGGTGAAGGAATTAATTTTTCTAATGTAGCAGGAAGTAAACAAACTCCTCTAGCAGTTTATCCTCCTACTAATATAGCATCATCTAAATTATATTCATCAAGTAATATTAATCGTATTTCTGATAATGATTATCAAAATGGTGGAGCTGATTTAACAGAATTATATGGAACACCACCTTTAAGAGTACATATTCCATGGGGAGTACGTATGGGAACAGGTAAATATATCGCAGGTGGTAGTCCACAAACAACATTTAAACGAAGACCGACTTCAGGTAGAGCGTGGCCGAGACAAAAAGTTTCTTTCACATCTTGAGGCTGGGAATAAATAATAAAAACGGTTAGAGTCTAATTCAAAATGGCAGAAATATTAAGCAATAGTTTTAAAACAGATGTAACAAGGTTATTTATTGATGACCTTGCTAATAACGATTACTATGTTTTCGTTTCTGGTATTGACACATTTTCACCCGAAGATGCTCAAACTTCCAAAGTTGGATTTTTAGAACGAACGCTTTTTGGTAAAAAAATACTTCAAAGTGATATTCATTTTATGGTTAAATACTATCCTTGGCAGGTTGGTCAAGTATATGTTGAATATGATGATGCAGTTGATTTAACAGACCAAAGATTCTATGCAGTTGTAGGTCCAAACGATAATGATACTGGTGATTATCGAGTATTTAAATGTTTAAATAATAATAATGGCGGAGCTGCTGCTACACCACCTAGTTATGACCCAACGAATACTAGTCAAATTTATCTAACTGCTGATGGATATGTTTGGAAATATATGTATGTTATTTCTTCATTAGAATTTGATTCTTATAACGCAATTGGTTATGTGCCAATTACACCTACACCATCTCCTAATAACCCATCAGCTAATACTGCAAGCACAATTTCAGATATAGTAGTCGATAATCCGCTTGATAATTTTGGATATGATGAATACACTGGTGGATTAATTCAATCACCGTTTCCTTCTGGCGTATTAATCGTAACTCCTTTTTCAGATAATTGGAGCCCTGTAACTAATTACTTTACAGGCCAATTCTTATACTCAACTAATCCATCTAATGGAATTTCTAGATTATTCCAAATTACATATTATTCTTTTAATCAGGCCACAGGTAATGCAGAAATTAGAGTTGGCGCAGAATTACTAACTGGAGTAGCTACACCTGATTTATCTGGTGTACAAAGTAATGCTAATTTTAAAATTATTCCAAGATTAAATATTAAAGGTGACGGTACTGGAGCCGTAGCAATACCAAATATAGTAAATAATAGAATAACAACAATTACAGTTTTAGACGAAGGAAGCGGATATACGAATGCAGTTGCAGAAATTGTAGACCCAGGTGCTAATTCATTTTTACCAGAAGATGAAACAACAACAGATGTTCGTGCATTAATACGACCTCGTTTATCTCCACCTGGCGGTCATGGATTTAATTTAATTGATGAATTAAGATGTAAGCATTTCAGTTTTTATGGATATATTACAGCAGAAGATAATACACAAATTGGTGATGTAAATACGTATGGTGGAGTTGGTATCGTACGTGCACCTGAATTTGACACAGGGTTTACAGCTAATGTATTCGATAATAGAATTGCAATAGTAACGGACGACTATAATAAAGTATCTGCAAATAGTACAATTATTCAAGTAGACAGTAATAATGATACAGTATTTAGTGCTAAGGTGCATGAAGTTGACACATCAGCAAATACAGTTTACATTGCTGAATATTTAGGACCTTATCCAAATAATGCTAATACAGGTCAATTACATACAAATAATACAAACGATGTCCCATTAGATTTAAACTTACCATTTAGAAACGAATCTGGCCAGACAATCAATATAAATAGTCCGGTAGCCTCAAATGTTACACTATCAGATTATATGCAGAAAACTGGTGAAGTTTACTTTATGGAGAACTTCTTCCCACTTGCTAGAACAGACCTATCTCGTGAGGAATTTAAGTTTGTACTGGAATTTTAAGGAAATAATATAAATGCCTATTAACACAAATCTCAATCAATCGCCATATTTTGACGATTACGACCAAGATAAACAATTCAATCGCGTCTTGTTCAAGCCGGGATTTGCGGTTCAAGCTCGTGAGTTAACACAACTGCAAAGTATTCTGCAAAACCAAGTTGAACAGTTTGGTGATAATATCTATAAAGAAGGTAGTATCGTAAAAGGATGTACCTTTAATAATATTGATGATTTGCGTTATGTTAAATTAGTAGATACCGCAGAATTTGACCCGCTTGAATATGTAAGTGGTCCTTCAACTGAAGTAGTTGGTAGTGAAGAAATTGAGATTGATAAAGTCTATATTATAACTGGTGCTGTTTCTGGAATTCAAGCTCAGATTCTTAAAGCTCGTAAAGGTTCAAACGCGTCTCAGCAAAACCCACAAACTACATTTTGGATTAAGTACTTAAATACTACAGAAGTTTTAAATACTAATTACACACAGTTTGAAGCAGGTGAATCTTTCTCTATTGATTTATACAAATATAAGCGTGGAACTACATCTCCTAGTGGAAGTAACCCAACACCACAAACCATACCAGTTAATGTAACATTCTCAACTGCTAGTGATAGAGTAGGTAAAGCATTTGGTATTCAAATGTCACCTGGTGTTATTTTCCAAAAAGGTCATTTTATATTTGCTAACGAACAAACATTAATTGTAGAAAACTATTCTGATGTTCCTTCAGATAAAAATGTAGGATTTGAAACAACAGAACAAACAATTAGTGCATTACAAGACGACTCATTATTTGATAACGCGTTTGGTTCTAAAAACGAAAATGCACCTGGTGCTGACAGATTAAAACTAACACCAAATTTAGTTGTTAAGACTCCTGCTGAAGCTGGTGCAGATGCTGATTTCTTTACAATTATTCGTTATCAAAATGGTAGCGCAGTTGGATTAAGAGATGTTTCTCAATATAATATCCTCGGTGAAGAAATGGCTCGAAGAACATACGAAGAGTCAGGTAACTATGTATTAGAAAGTTTCCCAGTTTCAAGCGATGACAGAATACCAGCTGGTTCAGCAAATACTGAAGTAACTGCGTTATTAGGTCAAGGCGTTGCTTATGTTAAAGGTTTCCGAGTAGAGAACTCAGGCGAACGTTCATTTACAATTGACCAAATTCAAAGTACAGAAACAGTTAATAACCAAAGTATTGGTATTGAATATGGACATTATGTAGATGTTACAGGATTCAGCGGCAGACTTGATATTGACCACACTCCAGTTACTTTACAAGACAATACTAATAGTACTATAGGAACAGCTATTGCAGTCAATTTAACGCCAACAAGACTTTATCTTTCTAATATTGCATTAAGTGGACCAATTACTAACTTAGATAGAGTATCTGATGGTAACGGTTATGTTGAAGTTGGTAATAAATTAAAAGAAGTATCTAAGAAGCCATTAATATTTGATAGCGGTTTAAGTAGTGTATTTGAATTAACAGACACACTTATTCCAGTTCGACAAAGAGTCGCTGCTACTCACTCAAGTGGTGCTATTACTTTAACTGCAAATCCTGGTGAAGATTTTGATTGTCAACAAGACGACATTCTAGTTATTGCTGATAATGGTGTTCAATGGCCAGTTACTGGATTAACAAAATCATTAAATAATTCTCAAATGGATTTCAACATCGACTCTGGTGCAAATACTAATGTATTTGTTTACCATAACAGAAGATTAGTTGGTACAGGTTCTACCGGAATAGATTCATATAACAAAGTTATTCGCGAGCCATGGGTTAAAGTTCTTTATTCAGGTAATGCGCAAGCTTCAGATACACAATATAATTTAGGTTTCCCAGATGTATTTGAAATTAAAGAAATTAAGGATAGCACTGGTGCAGACTTTACAAGTAGTTTCAGATTAGTACGAAATCAAAAAGACCAATATTATGATTTATCATATATTGAATATATCGCAGGACGACCTAAGCCAGCTGATGGTGATGTCTTAGTTAACATTAAGTGTTTTGAGCTCTCATCGTCCACTGGTGAATACTTCTTCTCAATTAATAGTTATCCGAATACACTTGATAGAAATGACATACCGGTTCATGTGAGTGACACAGGGGTACAATATAACCTTAGGGAGTGTATTGACTTCAGACCTCATTGTGATATAGAATCCGGTGTAAGTTATTCAGCCACAGAATCTAGTGCAAACGCAGGAAGTGCTACACAAGATGTTGGTGTTACTCAACCAACATTCTCAACTTATGGTGCGCCATTAATTCCAGCAATAAATGAAAGTGCTACAACAGATATTGAGCATTATTTAGCTCGTGTTGATGCTATTGTTGCAGATTCTTATGGTGAATTCTCATTAATAAAAGGTAAGGAAAATGCAAGACCAGTTCCACCTCAAATCGAAAACGATAAACTTGTAATTGCAAGTATTAGTGTTCCAGGTTTCCCTGCACTTTCTGCTAAAGATGCAGACACACAACGTAAAAAAGAATATGCTGTAAAGATTAGACCAACTGGTGTTAAAGCATACAGAATGAAAGATATGCACAATCTTGAGAAAAAGATTGATAACATGGCATACTATATTTCATTAAATCAATTAGAATCTGATACACAAAACTTAACAATACTTGATGAGAATGGATTAAACAGATTTAAAAATGGATTTGTTGTAGAACCATTTAATAATTTATCTCTTGCTAATATTAACTCACCAGAGTTCAGGTCAGCAGTTCCTTTTAATCAAAAGATTTTAACACCTGCTGTTAAGACATTCCCTATTGATTTAAAATATAAATCAAACACAAGTGGTACTATTTTCCCATCAGTTACAAATCCTAAAGTTGCTACATTAACAAGAGATTCAAATGTTGATGTTATTACACAACCTTATGCAACAAACTTTAGAAATTGTGTAAGTAACTTCTTTAAATATATTGGTGAAGGTGTTATTTCTCCACCTTATGACGCTTCTTACGATACAACTACAAACCCAGTATCTCTTGAAATAGATCTTACAAGTCATTTTAGAGATTTTGTTGATAATATTCAGCAATTCCTTCCAATGACTGATACGCGCAGAACTGCAACTATGGGCTTTATGGGGTGGGGTGCAAGTGAAGAAGACTTAAGAAGAATGGGTGGTTGGGCTTTACGTCGTAATAATAGATTTGTAACTGACACAATTACAACGAGTGTAAGTGAAATTACTGTTAACGATTCAGTTATTAACGCGCCTGTTGGTGACTTTGTATCTAACTTCGAATTTGAGCCATTCATGGCATCTCGTGATATTAAAATTTATATGAGCGGTTTAAGACCAAACACACCTCATTATTTCTATTTTGACGGTCAAGATGTTAATGCTCATATCATACCAGGTTCTACAGCGTCATCAGTTGATGGAATTGAAAGACTTGGAGATAAAGGTGTTACATCAGTAAGCACAGATGCAAATGGTAATATTTACGCTGTCTTTAATCTTCCAGCTGAAACATTCTATGTTGGAGACCGTGTATTAGAGATTGCAGACGTTGACCAATATTCAAGTATTGATTCTGCATCTACATCTAAAGGATTTATTACATATCGTGCATATAACTTTAGTGTTGAGAAAAGTGCATTAACAACTTCAACTCGTGCTCCAGATTTTGATGTCAACACAACTACAACGACTCGAAACGTTATTCGAAGAATTAGAGGTCGTGACCCAATTGCTCAGACATTCTTTATTAAGAAAGGTATGGGCCGCGGTTCAAACTCTGTGTATCTATCAGAGGTTGATGTATTCTTCAAACGTGTGCCAGATACTACTTTAGGTCAAGCACAAAATGGTATTACTTTACAAGTACGTGAAGTTATTAATGGTTATCCTACAAACCAAATCGTACCATTCTCTAAAGCTCGTAAAGAAGCAACTGATTTGACAAGTGCAGCATCTGATGATGCTTCAGTAGCAACAACATTTACATTTGATGCACCTATTAGATTAGATGTTGAAAAAGAATATGCTATTGTTTTACAACCTGATGCTTCAGACCCTAACTATTTAGTATTTACATCTAAGGTTGGTGAAACAGACTTAACTCCTGGAACAACTCAAGGTACAGCAATCGTACAAGATTGGGGTGATGGCGTTCTCTTTACATCAACAAATAATAGCGCATGGTCATCTTATCAAGATGAAGATATGAAGTTTACATTAAGACGTGCTAATTTTAGTGCTTCAACAGGTTCTGTTACACTTACAAATAATGATGACGAGTTCTTAACAGTTAATAATATTACTGGTGCATTTAATGTCGGTGAGAAAATTTACCAAGAAGATCCAGTATATGTTGCAACTCCACCTTCTAACGCAGTAAATGTTGTACAAAATAGTGTTGATGTGACATCTGCAGGAGATTTAAATACAATTTATAGTGATGGCGACTTTATTAAAATATCAAATGGTAATGATATTGGTGTGTACAAAATCGAAAGTGTTAATAGCGCAACTTCATTAACTCTTGCAAGTCCTTGGGGTTTTGCTTCTGTTAATGGTACAGACCATTTACCGGTGACTGTTGGTACTCTATCTTATTTAGATAAAAGAAATGCAGCAACAATGCATCTTACTGAAAGTTCAGCAACATCAACAAGACCATTCCAAGTGGGTCAAACAGTTAAAGGATTAGATAGTACTAAGACTGCAAATATTTTTTCTATTGATAACGTTAATATTAGTTATTTCCAACCATTTATTAGTCAAATAAATGATTCTGTTTCTTCTACAACTTTTGAAGGAACATTTGTATCGCCTGATAACGTTAATATTACTTACGATTTACCTTTATCATTTAACGATAATAACCACTACAATCAAAAAGGTGTTATTCTTTACAGTAAGTCAAACGACCCAGCTCGTTCAAAATCATTTGATTTAATTGTTAATATGGAAAATAATAGTAATGTAACTTCATCACCGTTTATTGATATTGAAGTATCTAAACTATTAGCTTATCAATATACACTATCAAATACAGCTGCTGATTCTTCTGCCTTTGTTTCTAAGACTGTTGAATTAGCAAGTGATTTAGATGCTGAAGATATAAATGTTATAGTAACAGGGTACAGGCCTACAGGTACTGATATTAAAGTTTACATAAGAGCTCAGAGCCCGTTTGATTCAGCTGGATTTGAAACTGTACCATGGACTGAATTAGAATTGTTTGAAGGTGTTGGCGTATTCTGTAGTAAAGCTAATATTGGAGATTATAAAGAATTTAGATATAGAATTGCAGACGCAAATAAAAATGCTGGTGTTTACGAATACACAAGTAGCAATGGAACATTCCAAGAATTTAGAAGATTTGCTATCAAGATTGAATTACTATCATCTAATATTCATAATGCACCTACACTTATGGATTATAGAGCGATCGCCTTGACTTAGGAATTAATGATATGAGTAATATAAAAAGAGATAATAATAGTGGAGCAGTACTCAACACAGATGTGGCTGCGCTGAATAAATATAAAGTAGAGCGTAATTATTATCGTAAAGTAGATAAGTTACAAGACGATATTTTAGAAATCAAACGTAGTATAATTTCCATTTATGAGCGAATAGAAAAGCTGGAAAATAAGTAATGGCCAAGAATATATCAAATATAAACACATCCGATACATTTCAGCAATGGCTCGATAAAACTAATGAGCTATCTACAGCTTTTAGAACTGATGTAGTAACATCTGGTTCTGGAGACTCAGCTGCTAATGGTAATGCTGCAATTACAGGTAATTTTACAGCTGCTACATTCTTAGGAGATGTTCAGACTGACGCGCTTTCGTCTGAAACAGCATCTGCTACTATTCAAGTTAATAGTCCAATTAAAGTTAATGGTGCATCTCAAACAACTGCCACATTTTCTAATGGAACCGGCGGTCAAATTGAATTTACTAACGGTAGTTTAACATGGGACATTGGTTTAAAAGATAGTGGTGGTAACTTTATTATTAATACTGGTGCTGGAGCAGATAAGCTTAGTTTAACCAGTGCTGGAACATTAACTGTTCCTAATTTAGCTGTAACTGAAGATGTTGTAGTAACTGAAGATGTTACTGCTAATAATTTTATTGGTGATGGTTCTCAATTAACAGGTGTTATATCAGCTGTTGCTATTGACGATATTTCAGATGTTACAATTACAAATGCACAAAACGGTCAAGTACTAAAATATAATTCAAGTTCAGGTTTATGGGTTAACGATACAGACTTTGACTCAGGTACAAATGCTGATACACTTGATAACTTAAATAGTACAGATTTTTTAAGAAGTAATGCTGACGACACATATACTGGTAACCTGACTGTTACTGGTAATATTGACCAAACAGGTGTATTAACTGTTGATGGTACTATTCAAGCAACTGGTAATATTACAGCAAATGGTGATATTATTACTGCTTATGTCGCATCAGATTTAAGATTAAAAGACAATTTAAAAGTTATACAAAATCCATTAGATAAAATAAGTCAAATTAATGGATATATGTTCAATTATAAAGACAAACCTAGTGAAACTATTCCAGGTGTTGTTGCTCAAGAAGTAGAAGAAATACTTCCAACTGTAGTATTTAATCACGAAAGAAATGGTGAAACATACAAAGCAGTTCGTTATGAGCAATTAATACCTCTTTTACTAGAGTCGATTAAAGAATTGAAAGAAAAAGTAAATGATTTAGAGAATCAGTTAAATTCGTAATGGGTAGTTGGGTACTGACCTAATAAATAATAGAATAAATTAAGGGAAAAGTCTAAATGGCAAAAATTTCAGAATTACCTCCTATTACCGGTGCGAATACCAGGCCAGAGGATTTATTTGTCGTTGTTAACCTAGTACAGGGTGATGATGGTACAAGTAGTATCACTAGGAAAGAACTGGTTCAAGCAATCCAGTATGAAGTTTTTGACCGTATAACAATTACAGGCGGTACTATCTCTGGTGTCCAAATGCGTGACTCCACGCTGGATAATGTTCGTATTGATAACTCTGACATTGAAGATACTGATTTTGTTAGAGGCTCAATACAAGACACCGAAATTTTTGACTCTACCGCAAACAATATTACAATTACTTCATCGTCATTTACTGACGGTTCTTTAGTATCTTCAACTGGTGAAGATTTAGACATTGCTAATTCTGATATTGACGACTCTAGATTTACAAATTCAACAGGTAATAACATTGTACTTACAAGTTCAGAGCTGAATGATAGTACAGCAAACAATGTTGTTATAACAAATTCTGAGTTTAATGATGGCACAGGAAATAATGTCACATTAACAAACTCTATTATCGATGATTCTACAATCACTGATAGTTCTGCAAATAATGTAACGATTACTCAATCAACGTTTGCAGATGGCGCGCTCAGCAATAGCACAGCTAATAATATTACAATGACTTCTTCCACATTTGGAAGTGGTGATATATTTGACAGCACAGCTAATAACGTTACGATTACTAATTCTGATTTCTCAGAAGGTACTGGTTCAAATAATACATTTACAGATACAACACTTCTTGGTGGTACTGCAAATGCTGTAATCATTACTAATTCAGAATTTAATGATGGTACTATTAATAATACTATTATTACTTCATCTGAATTTAATGATGGCACTGGTAATAACGTAACACTTACAAATTCAACGATTGATGATTCTGTATTTACAGATGGTGCAATATCTAATACCTCATTTACAGGTACAATGGATAATGTTGTAGCTACTGATATGACAATTAGAAGTTCATCTGCAGATGGATTATCTTCTAATAACTCAACATTCGAAAACGGTGCTGTATCAGGTTCAACGTTTGACGGCGGTACGATAACAAATTCTGACCTCGTTGACTTTGATATGAATCTATCTAACGAGATGGACCCACCTATCGACGATGACGCTTTCTTTGCTGTCAAAAATGAGAAAACAGGTGAGACAGAAAAAGTTAATATGTCTCAACTTTATGATGACATTTCTCGCAGAACAGCACAAGCGTTAAAAGTTCATGTTGATGCTGGTTCAGGTGACGACGATAACCCAGGTACACAATTACAACCTGTCAGAACATTAGAAAGAGCGTTTGAGCTCTGTTTAGAAAAAGCAGGTGGTGAGCTTAACAGAAACGCAATTAACAACGCTGTACATATTTCAGTCGGCCCAGGTACATATTATACTAAAGGTAACTTAATGCTACCTGATGATTGTTCATGTACTTCTACAGCTGGTCAGTATGCTACAGTAATCGAATTAGAAAAAGGTTATGAGAACAATAATGGTATTCTCGTAGGTTCTGGTTGTTATGTTCAAGGATTTGGTTACCAAAACTTCCAAGTTGATAACTTTGATTTCCCAGAAGGTGGATTCGCGATCGCTTATCGACCTGGTGCTAAATTATTACGTTCTCCGTATTTAAGAGATAGTACTCAGTTATCTAACTTCCTAAGACAAGATGTTGAACCACCTTTAAATCCATATAACACAAAAGGTACTCTTGCTGATTTAGGTAGAGAGTTTACTTTAGAGGCTGGTCTAACAGGTGATTGGAATCTCGACGATGAAGTTGTATTCTCATCTGGTGCTGTAGGTTACTTATCTTGGGACGATTCGCAGGATGCAATTAAAGGTGTTCCTGGTGATATTGCAACTTATCGTAAAATTAGAGTTCGTAACCTTAAGAACAATCAAGGATTTGCGGTTGGTGACACAGTAACTACTGAATCAGGTGGTGTAGGTGTTGTCGAATCTATTGGTATTGACGACTTCCCGAACAGAGCGGTTGGTAGAGGTGGTGGTTGTGTACTCGCAGACAGAAGAGTACTAGACACAGACTCACTATATACTTACGTATTATGTTTTGGTTTCACACCTCGTACTCAAAACGGTATAGGTTATGTTGCAAGAGACGGTGCTGGTGTTAACGGTATTGGTTCTCTATCCATCTTCGTACGATGTGCATTCTATGCATTGAATGGTGGACAAATGACACTGAACAACTCAGGTACTCAGTTCGGTGACATCTCAATGAGAGCAAAAGGTACAACAGAGTTCTTTGCTCCTAAGTCAACCACTGCAACAATTATTGGTAACACTGCATTTGCTGATACAATTGAAAATGCTGCTGATGATATTATCGACGATGTTGTTACTTATCTTACATCGAATACAGCAAACGGTGGATTAGGTTACCAAGAGTATGATTCAGAAAAATGTTTAAGAGATTCAGGTATTGTACTTGATGGAACAGGTTATGACATTGCTCTCGATACTAACTATTGGGGAAGACTTGGTGGAATTACATATAGGTCTCCAATCAGTTATGTTGTACCAGGCGAACAATTAGAAGAAACAAAAGGTGCACTTGAATATCTAAGAGATAGAACAAAAGAGGTATTCGAGTCTGGCAATAATCAAATTAATGCGCGTATTGATACTTCATTCGGCGAATTACTCAATGTATTAGAGTATGGCGAAGAAAATATGAATCCGATTATTTGGAAAGATACATCGGTTCCATATACTGCAGCTCGTAACTTGATACAAGACAATAGAGATTTTATTGCTAACGAACTTATTGATTGGATTGAAAATAACGATGAGTTCTATGCATACGATAGCGCAGCGTGCAGAAGAGATGTTTCAGACTATATTCTTCCAGCTGTTAAAAACGATATGTTGTTTGACACAAACTATAATGCGGTTACTGCAGGTAGAGCTTATTATATGGCCACTGCAAAAACTGTTATGGAAAATCAAAACAACGAAACAGTAGCTGCATATAAGAGATTAAAAGACCAAACAAACGAATTAATTGATGGCGATTCTTATCTTGCTTCACAAAGATTAGATGATAGCTTTGACAATATATTAGAAATCTTAGAAAATAAAGGAACACAGTTTACTCCTACTGCTGCAACTTACGACCCAGAAACTGGGTTATCAGTTATCACACTCGGCACTAAGAAAGACTTTACACCTTCGGATGTAAGTTATGACCCTGCTACTGGTATTATGGTAGCAACAATTGGTAAGCATGAATTAACAACTAATGACCATATTTGGTTCAAGCCAGAAGGAATAACATTTAGTTGTAACACTGGTTCAGGTAATCAAAACCATGCGTCACCTGAAGCACATCACCCTTATTACAATAAACCTTGCCCAATCATTGCAGTAAGCTCAAATACGATTACATTAAATGTAGGTGCAGGTGGTCCAACTGGTCAACAGGTTCATACCTTTGTATCAGCCGTACCGAATGCTTTAACATCAGGTCATGGATTAGGAGTCGGTAGAAAAGTACTTCTAAAAACTGGTGGATTAAGATTTACATGCGATAGAGATAATAATACTTCTATTACAGGTTACCCAAGAGCTTCTGACCCAGCTGCTGGAACACCGATTGAAGTTATTGGTGCAAACGAAACTAAAATTACAGTTAATGTTGGTAAATCAGCAATAGTTGACCAACATACATTTGTTGAAGCATTAACAAATTCAGTATCAGTATTAGGTGACGACATACAATATAGCAGTGACGTTCCTGCTGATAATGCTAATGCTAGAAAACAACTTCAAAAGAACAGAGAGTTCTTACAAGACTTAGTTGAAGGTTATATTGATAATACTTACTTCAGATATGATTCTGACAAGTGTCAACGTGATATTAAATCTTATATTTTACCAGCCGTTGAAAGAGATATTCTAACAGGTTCTAACTATAATGCAATTCAAACTGGTATTGCATATAGAAGTGGTACAACACTTGCAGATAATGTTATTAACGAACAATTGGTAGAAACAACTGGTGCTATTAACGAATTAAAAACAAGAGTTAATTTAGACAATACAGAAAATGGATTCACAGTAACTGATGCAACTTACGACCCAGCTACTGGAGAGTTTACAGCAACTATCGGTACTGGACATGGTCTAGCAATCGGTGATTATATTATGTTAGCCGATAACGGTATAACATTCTCTTGTGATATGGGAAGTGGTCAACAGAACCACACATCTCCTCAGTCACATCACCCATATTGGAGAACACCTTGCCCAATTACTGGTGTAACATCAACAACAATTACAATGAACGTTGGTGATGGTGGTGCTGGACAATATCCACATACCTTCGTATCAGCTGTTGCTAATGCTATTACTCCTGCGAAAGGAGTTGGTTTAAGCTTCACACCAACAGATGCTTCATACGACCCAGAAACTGGAAGATTTGAAGCAACCATTGGTCATCACCACTTAAAGGTTGGAGATTATGTAAGGTTCTTAGCAGGTGGTGTTACATTTAGTTGTGATACAGGAAGTGGAGTTCAGAATGACTCAGTACCTGCCGCAGGACATCCTTATTATAATCACCCATGCCCAATCCATTCAGTCACTGCAACATCGATTGTAATGTTTGTTGGAACAGGTGGTTCTAATCCTCATACATTTGTATCTGCATTAGATAACTCAATTATAGAACAAAGAGCAATTGATGAAAATGCTTCAGGATACAGAAGTAACGAAGCATTCGATAAGATTGTAGGTATTCTAAATAGTTCAGGTAAAACTTACTCAACAAGTAATGCAACTTATGACCCAGTAACTGGATTGTCTGTATTAACAATTGGTTCACACGATTTACAAATCGGCGATGAGATAATGATTGCACCTGATAGTTTAACATTCACATGTGACCTTGATGGTAACGTATCGCAACATACTTATCCTACAACTACAATTACTAACTTTACTCCTACAGGTGCAACATATGTTCCTTCAACTGGAGTATTTACAGCAGAAATTGGAGCTCATAAATTACAAGTTGGTGATGAAATTGAAATCGCACCTAACAGTATTGTATTTACATGTGCACTCGATGGTAATGCAACAGAACATGCTGCACCCGAACCACACCACCCATTCTATAAGAAGAAGATTAAATTAACAGCTGTTACAGCAACAGGAATTGAATGTAATGTTGGAGCTGTAGAAAATGGTGGTGGAGTACATACCTTCGTATCAGCAATCACAAATGCTATACAAGGTGAGAGAAAGCATCCTGCATATAAGAAAGCTGTAGTAGTTGCTGCTAAGACAGACACAACAATTACATTGAATGTTGGTACTTCAACTGATACATCTCCACATACATTTATATCAGCAACTGCAGATAATATTAAGACTGCAAAATATGTTTCAACATATACACCAAGAACAGCTACATACGACCCAGCAACTGGAGAGTTCGTAGCAACTATCGGTCAACACAATTTAGTGGCTGGTGATTATGTATCTATCGCACCTGAGAGTGTGGTATTTACTTGTGCATTAGATGGTAATAATTATAACCATGCAGTACCACAAGGACATCACCCATATTATAAAGTACCAGTAATGATTACAGCAGTTGGTGCTGATACAATTACAATGAATGTCGGCACAGGGCCTGGTGGAGCACATACATTTGTAAGTGCAGAAGTTGGAGCTATAGATTCAGATGCTCTAGTATTTACTGACCCAGCATCCTATGTTAAACATTACACACCAACAACAGCTACTTATGACCCAGCAACTGGTATTTCAGTTATTACAATTCCAGGGCATGATTTAACAACTGATGATTATATTGAGTTTACTCCTTATAGCTTCACTTATACATGTGCTCAAGATAGTAATGCTACTGAACATTCATATCCAAGAAAAGGTGATAGCAATTACAGAACTCCAATGGCAATTACAAATGTTGCTGGTGATGATGTTACTGTTCAACTTGCTGTATCTTCTGGTGGAGCTCATACATTTGTAAGTGTTGAAAAAGACGCTGTATCCAAAGTTACTTATAACTCTCAAGGTCAATATGCTAGAGAGCAATTACAAACTAACAAAGACTTCTTAGCTAAGGAAGTATCAAACTATCTTGAAGCAAATTACTTCGTATTTAACGGAGAAAAATGTACTCGAGATTCTGGGTTTATATTAGATTCAGTACGAAGAGATATTGCAACTGGTTCCACATGGAATTCACAGTTTATGGGATTAGGTTACAGAACTGGTTCTGTAGGTGCTAATAAAGTTATTAATGACCAATTAACAGAAACAGTAGCTGCAGTAAATTACTTGAAAACACAAGTTGCTGCTGACCCAAGTGTTACAGGAACTGCATTAACTCGTTCTAACCAACACTTTGATAAAATTATCGACATCATGCAGAATGGTGCTGGTAATACTGGAACAGTTTCATACGGCTCAGATGCTGCATTAAGTTATAATCATGCAAATGCTGCTGATATCTTAGTTGCTAATAAAGCATTTATTATTGCTGAAACAACTGCTTTCATCGCAGACCAATATCCATCACTAACATACAGTGTTGCAGATTGTGAAAGAGATACTGGTTATTTAGTTGACTCATTAGTACAAGATGTTAAATTTGGTGGTAATACATGTTCAGTTAACTTCGCAAGACTCTATTTTGAAAATGCAGTAAGCGTATTACCTGCTGACCAAAAAGACCCAACTTATAAAACTTGGGAGCACATTGCAGATGTAGTATGGAATATCGTTAGAGATATTGCTATAACACCTACAACAGGTAATGCCCAAACACAAGATACTTCAGGTGATGACTACGGAATTGAAGTTGCTAACCTTGCTAAATCAAGAGTTAATATTGTAACTCAAGCAATCTCTGATGATACACTTGACCATTTACCAGAATACATCGAACCTAATGTTGAAGATGCAATGAAATCTGCATGCGCAGCAATTGATGGATTGACAGAAAACTTATCACTTTCAGTAATTGACTTCCTTAGAGATGAGCATAACGGATTACCGTTTGACAAGAATGTTTGTGAAAGAGATGTTGGTCTTATGATTGATGCTGTTTCAAGAGATATTGAATACGGCGGAAACGAAAATACTCTCGAGGTATTCGATTATTACTTCAGAAGATTCAATTCTCAATCAGCTGATTACGAACAACAACGTTCAACTAACGTTTTACCGGTTGAAGTAAAAGGTCAATTTAAAACATTATCTGAATACGAAGACACTGCTAATGTATCTGGTTTAAGAGAAGCAATTAACGTTCTTCCATACGAACAACGTATACCTACAAAATTAGCATTTGGTCATTTAGCAGATGTTGCTGAAAAAGTTGTTAAAGAAGTTGCTCATGCTACGACTCATACTAAATTTACTCCAACAAATGCTACTTATGACCCAGCAACTGGTGTATATGTCGCAACAATCGGTTCACATACATTAGACGTTGGTAATAAAGTTTGGTTGAAGCCTAATGGCGTAACATTTAGTTGTGATATGGGAGGAGGTGCTGCAAACCATACTTCACCTCAAGCACATCACCCTTACTATAATAAACCAGTTACAATTACAGCTGTAACTTCAACAACAATTACAATGAATGTAGGTGGCGGAGGTTCAGGCCAATATCCACATACATTTGTAACTGCAGATGCTGATTCAATTAGCACTGGTCCTTATCAGAATACTGATGGTACTGCTGCAGATGCTACAACTGGTACAAGAGTACATGACCTTCTCAATACAATTGCAGAACTTGTTGATGATGTTAATATTGAAGAAGCTCAATTACCAACATTAGTTAAAGCATCGTTTGACCCGAACAGAACACTAGCAAGAAAGAACATTCAGCGCAACAGAGACTTTATCATTGAAGAAGTACAAGGCTATCTCAAGGATAGATACTATGTCTTTGATGGAGATAAATGTAAGCGTGACATAGGTATTATTATTGATGCTGTTAAAGCTGACGTATTAACTGGTTCAAACTTCAATGCAGTATTTAACGGACTTGCATATAGAATTGGTACGATTGGAGCTGATGCTGTAATTAACGAACAATTAACTGAAACTGTATCTGCTATTAAATATGCAAAAGAATTAGTCATTAATGCGGTATCTGATAAATCAATGAAAGATGCAACTGCTGCATCGTTTGACGAAATCATAGATATTATGACAAACGGCTCTGGTAATGCTGATGCTATTAATTATACATCTAATGCAGCAGGTCCTAACAGAATTAATGGTAGAGCTCAATTACAGAATAACAAAGCATTCTTACAAGCTGAAATCACTGCTTGGTTAGCTGCAAATAGACCTTCACATTCTTACGATGTTGCTAAGTGTGAAAGAGATTTAGGTTACTTAATTGATGCTGTATCATTTGACGCACAACATCGTGGTAACTTTGCAACAATTAACGATGCTAAACTTTACTTTGAAAATGCTGTAAGCGTATTACCTCTCGACCAAAGAGAACCAACAGCTGCTGCATTCGCACACATCGGTGATTGTGCTAACTTAATTGTACAAGACATTGATATTGCTGGACTGAAATCTGCAGGTAATGCTGAAACTCAAGACTTTAGTTCAGGTTCAGCTGGTGGAGCAATCGGTGATGAAGTTGAAGCATTATTTGATTTAGTTGCAAATAGTATTACAAATAATACATTATTAATGTTACCTCCTGTTGACTTCCCAACACTTGAAAATTATGATAGTGTTAACCAATCAGCATTTGGTGAAATTGAAAATGTTAAAGCAACAGTTCAATCTGGTGTACTTAACCACCTATCAACATACTTCGAAGTACTTCCATATAGTGAAGCAAAATGCAGAAGAGATACTGGATATATTGTTGATGCTGTTGCTCATGATATACAATACGGTGGTAATGCAGCTACAGTACAAACTGCTGGAATGTATTTTGAAAATGCAGTTAATACAGGATTACAAATCGAACAAAGAATGGGAACACGAGATGCATTCTTACACATGGCAAAAATCATTGAACACGTTGCTGGTGGTAAGGATATTGAAACAAAACTATTCCCAAGAACAGGAAAATATTACACAGGTGATATTGTAACAAAATACGAATACTGGAATGGTATGGAATCATATCAATCAGTTGAAGCACAAGATATGGCAATACATGGTGCTAATCCAAATACTTGTATTGAAGCAAGAAAACTTGTAGAGATTGTTGCTAACGCGGTTGATGATTCTAACGAAGTCAGAAATACAATACCTGATCGCATTGATGTTGACCAAACTTGGATGGGCGATAACTTTATCACTGCTAAAGAGATAATGGAAAGTCAATCACAAGTATTAAGTCAAGCAGTAATTAGTTACCTATCACATACACATAACGGACTATCATTTAGAGACGCTAAGTGTAGAAGAGATATTGGATTCTTAATTGATGCAGCATCTCACGATATTAATAACCAGACTAACTTTGCAATGCGTCAAGCTGCAGGAATTTACTTCGAGAATGGAATATCAGTATTACCTATTGATACAAGAGTACAGACTGCTGACATTTACCAATTCCTTGGAGATGCAATGGAGCAAGTTGTACAAGAAATTGCAGTGACCAACGCAGTTAATTATACATTGACTCCACAAAATACTTCAGGTACTGCTGCTACAGCAACTGAAGGCGCAAAAGTTCACGAGTTAATTGGTTACATTGAAAATGTTATTAGAGCAAATGATGTTGATGAATTACCTAGACCATACTCAACTGGTACACAAACAACTGAACTTGTAAATGCTGCACAAAGTATTGTTGATAATACTGAAGAGCTTGCATCTGATGTAACACAATTTATTAATAGTAACTTCAATGTACTTGACTATAACAAAGCGAAGTGCAGAAGAGATACTGGATATTTACTTGATGCATTCAGCTTCGACTTGAACTATGGTGGTAACACTGCTTCAAGATGGAACGCAGACTTCTACTTCTGGAACCAAGTATATAGATTACCAGAAGACCAGAGAGTACCAACTGCTAAGTCTTACAGACATCTTGGTAAAATCTGTGCTGATATCGTGTTAGGAGAATACGATGGTCAAGTTATTATCGGTGAAGTTGCTACAGATGTAGAGAGCAAGAAAGTACAAAAACTTGCTGATATATTCTACAAGACACAAATCTTCAATGATACTAAGTACTTACCAGTTAAGACTGAGCCAGACTATACATACAGCGATGGAGTATTTACTGATGCTCAAGCTGTAATCGAACAACGAAGAAAGCAATTACAGAAAGATACAGTAAGATTTGTAAATGCTGCTTACGACTTCATTGATATTAATTTAACAAGACGTGATGCTAGAAACTTACTCACAGCAGTTTACAATGACTTTGCTTATGATAAGTTTGACCCAGATGTTCCAGTACCAACATATAGTGATAACGGCTCACAGAATGCTGTAAGAACATACACTGCATCATTCTTCAACTATGACGGAACTCATGTATTCCCAGTATTTAATCCAACAATGCAAGGATTAAAATACAAAGGTTCAGTTGCTCAATTATCTGATTTAGCATCTATAACTGGACAAAAACCAAACTGGGCATATATTGTTGCGACTGACTTAACAACAAGCTTCTACGCTGGTAATATATATTATTGGGACGGAAGTACTTGGGTATTAGAAGGAGCTAACAATACTGACCTTCTAGACGCATTCGTTGGAGCATGGGATAGAATGAGAGATTATATTGTTAATAATCTATCACCTAACTCAGAGCACAGCTTGATGGTTGAAGGCTTATTTAATGATTGTCTGAAAGACAATGTACTTAGACCTGAAACGTTAGTATTCGGAGCATTGGTCGAATCCATTGCTCACCAGTTTAACGGTGCATCGGCTGGTGTTAACAGAAACGCGTTACCACTTAACTTCAGAAACTTAGGTGCTGCTATTTCAGCGGTTGCTTCGGTACTTAACGAAGACGGCGGTAGAATAAGATGGTCGGGTGCTGATGAATTGAATAACCAGTACTTCGCAAGAGGATTGAGGATTAATGGTAGAACAGGACGAATTGAAGGTCGACCATTTACATCATCTGTAAGAAAACTTGCAAGACGTGCTTCTAATAGTAGAGCATCATTATAAAAGAATAGGATAAAGAAAAATGTCAATAACAACAATTACAACTTCTCAGGCACCTGACGCAAAACCAGTTGCCGTTAATAAGGTCGTATCCACTAACTGGCAAGTTCTTATCGAAGTACCTCAATACGAAGTACCTGAACTAGTTTTTGGTGGTTCGACAACAGTTGAACCGGGTGTTGGTGAAGTTATTTCACCATTAATTTTATGTAATACAACAGCTAATACAGTTAATATCGATGTTAGAACACATCGTGAAGATGTTAACGCTGAATTTTACATATTAAGAAGTATGCCCATACCAGGTTATCAAACAACAGCGATTCCTTTGAATGGCCAATTTTTAAAGAGTGGTGACACATTAGAGATTTTAGCAGATACTGATTTAGCAGTACACTCTACACTATCATTTACATTAGGTCAATCTGAAGAAGATGACGTTGTATAATAGCTGATAAATATATTAATAATGAGACACGGAGAATAACTTAAATGTCCCAATTTGGAACAATCACAGGAAAAAGTCAGTTAATAGGTTTTGGTAATCCGCAACCATTCCCTATTACATTAGATGTCGCCTTTTATGAAGGCGCCGTTGTATATGCTGATAATAATAAAGTTTATTACTCCAATGGAACAAATTGGATAGAGATTGGGGCTGGACCTCAAGGAATCCAAGGTGCAACAGGTATTCAAGGAACACAAGGCCTTCAAGGTGATTATGGTCCTGGTTTCACAATTATCGGTTCAGTTGCAGATGTTGACTCAGGTGGTGACCCACAAGCTACATTAAATGGAGCATTTGGTTCTGCTAATGTAGGCGAAGGTGTTATTGATGAAGCTGACGACGAACTGTGGATTTATGTTGGTTCAAGTACTTGGGTAAATATTGGTAACTTTAGAGGTGTTCAAGGTTTCCAAGGCCCAATGGGTATGCAAGGTATTCAAGGCCCATTAGGTAATGAAGGTATCCAAGGTGAACGAGGATTCCGTGGTTTCCAAGGTGAAGCTGGACCACAAGGTGTACAGGGTGTTCAAGGTGACTTAGGTATTCAAGGTATCCAAGGACGAAGAGGACCTCAAGGTGTTCAAGGTATTACTGGTATCCAAGGAGATTTGGGTATTCAAGGTATCCAAGGCGTTCAAGGCGTTCAAGGCACAACTGGTATCCAGGGCGATACTGGTATTCAAGGATTACAAGGTTATAACGGTGATGATGCCGGTCATGTTGTAGAATTTAGAATTGCTGAAGATATAACAGAAACAGACCCTGGCACAGGTAACTTAATTCTTAACAGTTCAAATAGTCCAACAGACGACTTCTCATCTGTTACTAAAATGTGGATTGATGATGAAGCATTTTACTCCGTTAATTTAGAAGGTTTATACACACTTATTTCTCAGTCGACTGGTGCAAACAGAGGATTTATGAAAATCTCTCTTCGTGGTGGCCCAGACGAATACATGATTTTCTCAATCCAAGATGCTGTTGACCAAACAGGTTATTGGGAATTTGATATAACATTTGTATCAGGTAGCGGTGTTCGTGGTGACTTCATTTTAGAAAATACTCCAACACCTGGCACAACAACAATATTACCAGTATTAGTTGCATTTAGTTTATCAGGCGATAAAGGTATTCAAGGCGTACAGGGTATTACTGGTATCCAAGGTTTACAAGGACCACAAGGCGTCCAAGGGCTCCAGGGTCCACAGGGAGTTCAAGGCACAACCGGTAGTCAAGGCGTTCAAGGCCTCCAAGGGTTATTAGGGCCTCAAGGAATTCAAGGGCCACAAGGACTACAAGGTATCCAAGGGCCACAAGGATTACAAGGAAATACTGGTGATTTTGGTGGTATTTCATA